GATGGTTCCAGCCAAAAGCATGAAGATGGCTGATGGCGGCAAGGCATTCAAGCCTTGCGTTGGTTGCCCAGCCCCCAAGAAATGCGCTGCTATGGGCAAGTGCATGAAGGGTGGAAAGTGATTTCCAAGATTATTGAGCAGGCCAAAGCCTTGGCCGCCAAGTTCATGGAACGAGTAAATAAGTTGAGGGAAAAGAAATGAAACCTGATTGGCAAAACAAGAGCTACGCCAAGACAAGCTCACCCACCGCACCTTCAACCACACATCCCAAGTTAAAGCTTGGCATGACCAGCCTTCACTCGAAGATTGCTGTAGCCAACAACAACATGCCTCAAGCGCCAAAGCCTGCTGTTCGCAAGTTTGCGGATGGTGGCGGAGTTACCACTCGTGATGGCCGCCCGGTTACCACTAGGTCTGATGACCAAATTTGGTGGGAAAGCCAGACCGGTAATCGCGGGAAAAGTTATCCCGGCGATGATGTTGCTTCCAAGCAGTACGAGGCTGACTTGGCGCAAAGAGAGAAGAATTTACAAACGGTGAAGAATTTCTTCAACAGGTTTACTGGCGACAAGGCGACTACTGCTGTTAAAGATACTGCTGTTAAAGAGAATGAGTCAAATATGTCTCCGGACTCAATGGCCTCTACCTACTACACTGGCAAAAAAGATTCTGCTGCCGTCAGCCCTATGGAGATGAAGGCAGAAGAAAACCCTTCATACAAGGCTAATGTCCTCAAGGCTGTGACAGTGCCAAAAGAAGCAAAAGCAGACGCAGCTCCAGCTCCAGCTCCAGCTCCAGCTCCAGCCCCAGTGAGGGTTGCGCCTGTTGTAAAGCCTGTTGCAAAGATAGTTAAAAAACCAGAAGTAAAAGTAGATCCTAAAAAGCTAGACCAAAAGCCCGCCCCTAATAAAATATACAATGAGGACGGTATGCCTAATACAGCATCTAGCTCTGGCCCTAATCTTCAAGAGTCTTCACCTCGGTCTATGCCTGTTCCTCAAGCAGTTAAAGTTAAGAATACAGCCGGAAGAATGAACACAATTGGTAATTCGCAAAAAGACATTGAGGCGATGGTTCAAGAGAAAAAGAGACAGCGCAATATAGAGCAGACCAGCAGCACTGACACTGGCGACGAAACAAAACGTCTTCGTGATCGAACAAGTACATTTGTCCCCGGCTTTGGTCAGATAGACAAAGAAGGCAAGATCATTCCAAATGTGCGTGGTGGTTTGCAAGCCTCCCAAGTTTACGGAGCTAAAGAAGGCTCATTTATGGAATCTGCTGAAAAGAGATACCTTAAATCACGCATTGCTGCTGGTAACCTGACAGCAATGGAAAAAGCACAGGCTAAGCGAGCTGGCTTGCTCTAATGCTTCAGAAGCCATCAATACAAGTTTTAAACGCCCTTGCTTCACTCAAGGGCAACCCTCAGTTCGAGACCATTCAGCAATGGATGGTGGCCTCACTACAAGACCTATACCGCGACAGCGCCAGCACCAGAGATGAAGTTCTCTGTCGTTGGCAGCAGGGAGCGGCGCAGGCTGTTAGTGAGTTTTTAGAAAAATCAAAGGATGCCGAAGAGGTTATCCGAAAGTTGCGGTAGATAGTCTTAGGACTGTCTAGCAGCATTTTGCTGCAACAGGTGCTGGCCTTCCCAGCAACCGTTGAACACCGAACAAATCACTCGAATACCGCAAGACTCGAATGTGACTGTCTCGGCTCACGGAGAAACGATGTCTACATTACCACGTGCAGTAGTCGCCGCTGAAAAGCGAGCTGATGAAATTTTGCAAGAGATAGAGAAGCAGAGCCAGATGGAGCAAATGCCTCAACCTACGGTTGAATCGCAAGACCCTCCAACTCCCCAACCCACTGTTGACTCTCCGCCTCCTCCTCAAGAGGAAAGCTGGGAACACCGATTCAAGGTTTTACAAGGGAAGTACAACGCTGAAGTTCCTCGCTTTGCACACGAGAATAAAGATTTGAAGGGCCGCCTTCAATCTCTAGAGGATCAACTCGAAGAGATGAAGAACGCCAAACCTCCTGAACTACTGGTGAAGCCAGAGGAGATTGAGCAATATGGTGAGGGTTTGATTGACGTAGCCCGTCGAGTTGCCAGAGAAGAACTGGCCTCAAAGGATGCGATGATCGCAAAACTCAAATCCGAAATTGACTCAGTTAAATCTGTTCAGTCACACGTTGTTCAAGACAGCTTCTTCAGATCACTGACCGAAATGGTTCCCGACTGGGAGGCCCTCAACGCAGACACCAATTTCTTGAATTGGCTGGATGGAGTTGATGACCTAACAGGAGAAACCAGACAGGCGCTTCTCGGCAGAGCAGAACAATCTCGTGACCCAGTCCGTGCGGCAAAGTTCTTCAACACGTACAAGAAGATGTCACAAACGTGGGCGGCAAAAAGCGCCGCATCATTGGAACAGCAAATCGTCCCCTCTACAAACCAAGCTCCATCGACACCGCAAGCGAAGAAGATTTGGACTCGCGCAGAAATCACAATTTTCTACGACAGGGTGAGACGAGGAACTATTTCAGATGCAGACGCAAGTGCCATTGAAGCTGATATTGCATCAGCATCTTTCGAGGGTCGTATTCGATGACCCAAACAAATCAATCTTTTTTTAAGGAAAAATCATGTCACTTGGAGTAGCAGGCTCAGGTTCCGCAGCCCTTATCAGCGGAGCATATCCCCAGTATTCAACTGCCAGTACAACCAAGTTCATCCCTGAAGTTTGGTCTGGCAAGTTGCAAGCTAAGTTCTACAAGAGCACTGTTCTTGCAGAGATCACCAACAACGATTGGGAAGGCGAGATCAAGGGTCAAGGCGATAAAGTCTATATCCGTTCAATCCCCACCATCACTATCCGTTCATACACCAAAGGTATGAACCTGACGAACGAAGTCCCCACATCCACTCCTTTAGAGTTGAACATTGACCAAGGTCAATACTTCTCCGTAGTGTTGGATGACGTTGATGCCGTTCAAGCAGACGTTAAGTTGATGGACATGTTCACCAACGATGCCAGCGAGCAAATGAAGATCACTATCGACACTGATGTGTTGAACGGTGTGAAAACAGGCGCAGCATCTACCAACAAGGGTGCAACTGCTGGTGCTTTGTCGACAAACATCAACTTGGGTACAACCTACGCTACCCGCGCCATTAGCAAGACCAACGTGTTGGACTTGATTTTGGACATGGGCCAAGTGTTGGACGAATCCGATGTTCCTGAGAGTGGTCGTTGGTTGGTCATTCCTTCATGGATGGCGGCTATGATTAAGAACTCTGACCTGAAACAAGCGTACTTGACCGGCGACAGCCAGTCTCCCTTGCGTAACGGTAAGCTGGGCATGATCGACCGTTTCACCCTGTACGTCTCTAACTGCCTGCCTAACGCCACTGACTTGGGTTCCGACTCATCTACCGGTGGTACAGGTACTGCTGCTGACGTTCGTGGTTGGAACATCCTTGCTGGTACTCGTGATGCAATCTCCTTTGCTTCACAAATGGCAAACGTCGAGACCATCCGCGCTCAATCCACATTCGGTAACATCGTTCGTGGTTTGAATGTCTATGGCTACAAAGTGACCAAGCCAGAAGCTTTGGTCAACGCTCTGGTCTCTAAGGCCTAAGTAGTTGCCGAGGAATTGGGGGAGGCTTCGGCCTCCTCCCCTTTTATGCGATACATCCGCAACACACAAAACAGCAAACTTCATGCTTACGATAGATCCTTGCTTGAGCTTGGATACTACGCAGAGTATGAGGATGATCCACGAGATCCGCCGAAGCGGACGAAAGACGTTACGTTCTATGTCTCTGCGTTGGGGATTGGGGACGCTGTCTGTGGAATGTATGCGGCTTGCGGAATAGCAGATCAAGGGTTCAGCGTTACGCTTCACACGAGGCATGGCGATTGGCTCTCCGCTGTTTCGCACCCCAATGTCAGCATTTGCCCAGAGACAGATTTCTCGGCAGATGCAAACCTTGACTACCAAGGCCAACTCCGATCCGGAGGGTCTGGTGGATCAAGGCCAAACTGGTACGTCCAGAACCTGCGCCGTTACTACGAGATTCCAAACTGCACAGCCAAGAGGCCAGAGATGGTAACCAAGTACGCCAAGGCTGAGAAGCTGGCGGTTCTTGTACCTACAGGTGCTTGGTCGGTGCGCTCTTGGAACGCCGACAGATGGACAGATCTGTCTAATCTGTTAACAGATGCAGGGTACGTAGTCGTAACCATAGGCTCAGGTAGAGATCGAGAGTCTCTTGAAAAGATCCCATCATCTCGGCTTTACTGGAATCGGCCAGCCTCAGAGATCCTTGAACTGATCGGCAGCGCCACCGTCATGTACGGCAACGACAGTGGCATGGCGCACATTGGCGGATTGCTTGGCACACCGACAGTTGCTGTCCTTGGCCCGACCACAAGAGACTTTGTTTTTGATTGCGGAGAATCTGTCGTTGGGATAAGCTCCGACATGCCATGCACAGGGTGTTATTGGCAAAGAGACCACGGCTGGGACGAGCGATGTGTAAAAAACTGCGAGTCTTTGCAGTCGATCAAGCCAGAATCAGTATTCCAGTTGGGAGAATCACATGTTCATGAGAAACAAACGCACGGGCAGGATAGTGGTTTACGACGAGAAGCTACTGGAGTTGGGGTACGAGGCGGTAGTAGACGAGCCAAAGCCAAAGAAACCAACTGACGACGAGATTTCTGTGCAGGATGAGATAACCATCAAACTGTTTAAAGAGGCCGCATGAAAGCCAAGGACGTAAAACGCGAGGGCGGTAAAATTGTTTATCGTGGTCAGGAGTTTGATGGCTTCAATAAACCAAAAAATGCCCCTGCTGGCGCAAAGCAAAAGAAGGTAGTTCTCGCCAAGAAAGGCGATGAAGTGAAGCTTGTTCGCTTTGGATTGCGTGGGATGGAGGACTTCACCCAGCACAAAGACCCTGAGCGCCGGAAAA